ATTAAAGTGGGGGTTGATAACTATGTTAATGGTTCAGTTTACCCATATAGGGAAGCAGCTTATTTATTCTTGAATAGTTTACCATTGGCAACATTACGTGAGCAGTATAAGACATATGATGCATCTGAACCACTTGATTATATATTTGCAACAATGAAAAAATTTGGGGCGATACATAAATTACCATATGCTTGGGTTTTAAAATACGGGTCTATATGGCATAGATATAAGACATGGAAAGAAACTGGCGTTGATATATTAGATAATGTATGGCAAAACTATGATTATGTCGGTGATTATGACCCAGTATCATCAGCTAAAACAACAACATATACATTAAATATTCATAGTGCAACCACAGAATTCACATTACAAAAGAATACAATATATGGTTCGTTTGATGCAACACAAATTAATACGGGATTCTATCCAAGGCTAATAAATTATTTTAATAGATTCTATTTTGGTAGCGATTTATTTACAGGATACACATCATTAGACATTCAAAATGAAATTGATAACGGTAAATTAACGTTTACTTATGCACAAAATTCATTCATTCAAAAAGGTCAAGGTTTTGATTTGAATAATTCTGGAAGAACTTTAAACTTAATACCGTGGAGTTTATTCGTTAATAATGGTAATAAAGAAAAAACATATCTATTACCTTCACATGGTGCAACAATAAACCAAACTCTTCAGGAATGTTTTACAAAAAGTAATAATTATTCCGAATTAAGGGTTGAGGTTAATGATAATACATCCATGTATAATGGTTCTGTTAGATTATTCTGGCAAGCACCAAATTATGGTTATTTTAATAACAAAAAAATTAAAAAACCAACACCGGAAGAATATGTTAAAGAAATTTTTAGTGGATTAACACAAGATAATTTCTCATTGGTCGGCAGTAATTTATCATACAGTGATATTGGTGATATATTTGGAACATTTGAGAAAGACATTTTGGATATGTTTGAGAATGAATTCCTAACATATAGTAAATCAGCTTATGATTATTCGTATAAATCAACAAACTTTAAGATTCAGGAAGAAATTATTGACGATACTAAACAATACATTATAACAGATTGTAATACTGGAATAAAAAAAATATCAAAAGATGGTTTATTATTTATAGATAATATTTTGGTTAATAAATATAATTTATCGGCAGAAGTTATTAAAAATATAGCAATAAACGGTTTATTAACTGATGATACATTAGCCGATAATAATATTGCAATTTATAGAAATTTTCAAATCTTTATGAGAAATTCTATGATTGTGGTTAATCCAACAGGTAAAACTGGTTCAGATATTATTATTGATGCTCAGAATAAACAATCAATAAATTTCATAGATTCTATTAATGGATTTATGGGATATGATACTGTATTGAAATATGGTAATCCATCAAATTTTGATGTGAGATTGTTTAATACGTTTTCATCTAATTCAGATATTATTCCATACGAATATAAAGGTTATTATGAAGCAAGTAATAATTCGTTACCTATAAGTGGGGGTACTACAACATTGGGGGCATCATTAGTTCAATATCCTGACGCATGGACTGCTTTATATACATATGTAGGGTTTTCAAAAATACCTCAATTAGTATATAGTGACAATGGTTCATATATTACAGATTTCTTTATTGATATGGACATTGAATTTAGTGAAGCGAATGTTATATTATTTGCACCAATTATTAAAATCTACGCAACACAAAAGTTAATAAATCAAAATATGTCAAAAAGTCAATTTACTGACATAATGACAGTATATTTAAATAATTGTGAATCATTTGATAATAATATTATTAACTCATTAATGATATTAGTTAGAAAGGCATTACCAAATGTTAATGATTCCCCAACTGGTAGAATTGATACCGAATTAGAAGGTCCACAAGCTAAAGTTGAATTATGGGAAACATTTAAAGCTTTAAACGATAAATGGATATCTGGTACTGATTTTAAAACAAAAACATTATTTGAAGATGTTATGATAATGGATAGAGCGTCAAGGAATATTGGTGATAAGGTATTGTGTGATTTATATAAAATAAAGTCATTATTAACAAACCCAAATACAAAAATGAGTATGTTAAATTTAATACAATCAATACTTATTGACCATCACTTTATCGTATTCAACACACCATCTTATGTTAATTTTTATAATGTTCAGGATGCTCAAAAAAATCCAATTCCAAATATTGATAGCACAACTGATTTTGCAAATATGTTATTCGGAACATTTACGAGTGTTGATTATAGAGAAAGTGGACCGAAATTAGTGTGTATATATGGAGGAATTCCAAGTCAATATCCTAATTTGAAAGAAAATTATGATTTTAGATATAAAGATGATGCTTTACAATTACATAAAATTGCAGGTAATCCATGTGCTGATAATTTGATAGATAAAAATGACTGGGATAAATCAAACAGAGTTGTCGGATTTAATGTGGATATTGGGGTTCAAAATCAACAAATATTTAATAATTTCTCTGTAGGACAAGAGAATGGAAAAGCAACCGCGGAAAGCTTACAATTAGAATATGAAATGGCAAACCAATATAATGGCACGAAAACATCATCACAAAATATATCATTATATAATTTATATAAGGTAAGAAGTTATGGTTGTTCAGTTTCAATGTTAGGTAATGCATTAATTCAACCAACAATGTATTTTAATCTAAATTATGTACCAATGTTTAGTGGTTCATATATGATTACTGATGTTAGTCACTCTATTAAACCGGGTTCGTTTGAAACATTTTTTACGGGTGTTAGACAATCAGTACATTCATTACCACCAGTGGATTATTACATACAAACATTGAAAAATAATTTATTACAACCATTAATAGCTCTTAATAAAAATGAAAAGGCTAAAGAACAAACACCACAATCGAATAACATAAATAAACAAACTACGAATACAACTAATTCAGGTACAAGTGGTAAAAAACCAACAGCTAATACAACAGCACCAATAACAAACACATCAACAGTATTATCTGCAACAACAAATAGTTGTTCAACAAATTTAGCAGCAAATTATAAAGATAATTATCATAATATAACACCACAACAAACAACATCGGCATTCGCACCTATGATTAAAAAAATAACATCATTAATATCAAGTCGTGGATATTCGGAACCAGAAAAATTAAAATATTTAATATTTGTTGCAATGTATTTAAATTGTGGTACTAAAAATGGTTTAGAAACATATGCTAATAACTTTACAGGTATTAAATTATCAAACACTGAAGGTAATTGGGGTAATAACACATCTTGTGATACAGGCACAGCAACAAATTTGTTTAAATATTTTCCAACAAGGGAATATATGTGTTTAACTGTTAATAATTCAGAACCGATTCCATTTGCGGTATTTAATGACCCTGAAAATAATATAACTATGTTATTAGAAAGATGGTATCAAAGAGTTGATAAACTAACAGACTTGTCTGCCGAATCTTTAGTAAATTTCTGGATGACACAATTACCAAATCCATCAAAGGATAATTCATATATTACAACATATAAACAAAAAAATAGTAAAGAATACAGTAATTTAATTAGTAAAGCTAATGCAGCAATTCAAATATTAAAAGGAAATAGTTAAGAGTTTTACCTATATTGATATATTTATAATAAAATAAAATTATGGAAAATATGAAATCACTTTTAGATAATTATCTGGGAAAAAGTACTCAATATTCAGAAAAAGACGCTGGTAATGGGTTTAAGGAAGTTTGTGATTTACAAACTGGAGATTGTTATACCGTTAGAATGAAAGACGGTTTAATTGAACGTGTTGATAACACAATGAAAGCAAATAGAAAAGTACAAGTAGAAACCGTATCAGGTATAAAACAATTATTAAATGGATAATAATGAAAATTGACGAACAAATTTTAGAAGAATTAAAAAGGTATAATTCAATTAATAAATATATTTTAGAACAAGATGCTTTAGCACCCGCACCTGCTGAAGCACCATTGGATACACCAGCATTACCAGCTCCGGCAGAAACTCCAGCACCTCCAGCACCAACACCAATTGATGTTAAAAATGACCCAGATGTTGAAAAATTAGATGGTGATAAAGAAGATACTGATAGTGGTACTGAAGAAATGGATATAACAGATTTAGTTTCAACACAAAAAAATATAGAAACAAAACAAGAAGAATATTTTAATAATTTAACAAAACAGTTACAGGACTTAGAAGGTAAATTAGGTGAAATGGATAATATTGTTAGTACATTAAATAATTTAGAAGCTAAAATTGAAAAATATCGTATTAAAACACCTGAAGAAAAATTACAATTAAGAACTTTAGATTCAGCACCATTTAATAAAAAATTAACTGATTTCTTCATGGACAAACAAGAAGATTTTGAAAAAACTGGTAAAGATGAATATATTTTAACTCAAGACGATATTGAAGCTTTTTCACCAAATGATATAAAAAATAGTTTTACAGACTTTCCGGGTGGACGACCACCATCAGATTATTCACTTAGATAATATTAACGGCTACAAAAAAAAGTAGCCGTTTTTTTTTAAAATCATTTGACAACCAATTTTTTTTTGCGTATATTTTCACATAATTATTAATTATTTTAAATTTTTTTTTATGTCGACAAACATTTTAGACGCAGTACTAGCACAGTACGAAAAATCAACTCAAACATTTTCCCCAAAGATGAGTCAAGAGGAAAGAATGAAAAAGTATTTCACAGCACTTCTTAAGGAAAATGAAAAAGAAGCAACAAGACGTGTAAGAATCTTACCAACAACAGATGGTACTTCACCATTTAAAGAGGCGTATTTCCATGAGATACAAGTTAATGGAAAATGGCAAAAATTCTATGACCCGGCACAAAACGATAATGAAGAATCACCTCTTACAGATGTATATGATGAATTAATCGCTACCGGAAAAGAAAGTGACAAAGAATTAGCAAAACAGTATAAAGCCCGTAAGTTTTATATAATTAAATTAATTGACCGTGATGCAGAACAAGACGGTCCTAAATTTTGGAGGTTTAAACACAATTACAAAAAAGAAGGTATTTTTGATAAAATCATGCCAATTTTCCGCCAAAAAGGTGATGTAACTGACCCAGACAAAGGTCGTGATTTATTAGTATCATTGGTTAAATCAACTACACCACAAAAGAAAACGTATACCGCCATTCAATCAATTATGTATGATGACCCTACACCATTAAGTAGCGACAAAGAACAAGCATCTGCTTGGATTAATGATGAATTATCTTGGTCAGATGTTTATTCTAAGAAACCAAAAGAATATCTTGAAGCAATCGCTCGTGGAGAAACACCAAGATGGGATAATAATGCTGGAAAATATGTCTATGGTGATAATGTTACCGATTCCACAACAATGGGTGGTGGTAAAACATATGATGAACCAGATATGTCAGTAGAAGATGAAGATTTACCATTTTAATTAAAATATAAACATGGACAAAAAAATGTTTGTCCATGTTTATTTTAACCTTAAAAACATTAAAAAAAATAAAATATATGGCAGGTATAAAGAAAAAAGATATTAAAGAACCAGTTAATTATAAACAAAAATACTCATCTAAAACAAAATATAAAGAAATTGAATATTATAATTGTGGTGAAGCATATTATAATGCATGTGGATTACCCGGACCAATAAAAGGTGGTATCAATATGTTCCTAGGTCACTCAAATAGTAGTAAAACAACAGCAATGATATTATCAGCGGTTGATGCACAAAAAAAAGGTGATTTACCGGTGTTTATTATTACTGAAAAGAAATGGAGTTGGGAACATGCTGTTGAATTAGGTTTACAAGCAGAAAAAAATTCTGATGGTGAATGGGAAGGTGAATTAATATTTAATGATAGCTTTGATTATATTGAACAAGCAACAGATTTCATGAATGAATTATTGGATGCACAAGAAAAAGGTGAAATACCACAATCATTGTGTTTTTGTTGGGATTCAATTGGTTCAATACCTTGTAAAATGACCTTTGAAGGTAAGGGTGGTAAAATGGCAAATGCCGCTGTTTTATCAGATAAAATCGGTATGAATTTACATTCGAGAATTAGTAAATCAAAGAAAGAAGATTTCCCATATTATAACACATTAATTGTAATTAACCAGCCATGGGTGGACGTAGATATGGCATCACCAATGTCACAACCTGAAATTAAAGCAAAAGGTGGCGAAGCATTATGGTTAGCATCATCATTAGTATTCTTATTCGGTAATCAGAAAAAAGCTGGTATTAATCACATTACAGCAACTAAGAGTGGTAGAAAGATTAGGTATGCTATTAGAACTAAAATATCTGTACTTAAAAACCACGTAAACGGTTTAGGATATTCAGATGGTAAAATCATAGCAACACCACAAGGATATATATCGGATACTCCAAATGCATTAGAAAAATACAAAAAAGAGTATTCACAATATTGGAATGCTATATTGTCAGGTGATGGTGAAATTACTTTAGCGGATGAAATTTCTGAAGCTGAAGATATTGTTGACGAATAAAAAATAATTTAGTGAAAAAATCACTGTTAGTTGATGGAAATAATCTATTAAAGATTGGTTTTCATGGTGTTAAAGATTATTACTACAAAGGTAATCACATTGGTGGGATTTGGCATTTCCTTAATACTCTTAGAAGATTTATTGAAACATATAATTTTGATAAGATAGTTGTATTTTGGGATGCTGAATCAAACACATCAGAACGTAAAAAAATATATCCAGATTACAAGAATGGTACAAAGGAAGATAATGAGTTATCGGAATTATCATTCAATTATCAGAAAAATAGAATTAAATTGTATTTGGAAGAAATGTTCATTAGACAAATTGAACATCCAAATAACGAAGCCGATGATTTAATAGCATATTATTGTCACATTTCCAAAGATGAAGATAAAATAATATTTTCAGCTGATAAAGATTTAACACAATTGATATCAGACAAAGTATCGGTTTATTCGCCTTCAACAAAGGATTTATATAAGTTAGGTGATAAAATTAAATTTTATACTTGTAATATCCCCCACTATAACGTAAAGACTTTAAAAATTTTGACAGGGGATAAATCAGATAATATTAATGGAATTTATTATTTGGGTGAAAAAACATTAATAAAATATTTTCCAGAAATACTTGATAATGAGGTAAAAATTTCCGATATTTTAACAAAAGCTGAAGAACTTCTTAAAGAAGATAAAGACAATAACACGTTTAAAAATCTTCTAACTGGTAGAACGAAAACTGGGATATATGGAGAGGAGTTTTTTCAGATTAATGAAAAGATAATCGACTTAATGAATCCATTAATTACTGATGATGCAAAGAAAATAGTTGATGAATATTATTTGGAATCATTAGACCCGGAAGATAGGGGGTATAAAAATATCATTAAATTAATGATGGCAGATGGTATTTTTAAATATCTACCAAAAAGAGATGATGCGTGGGTATATTTTTTAACACCATTTTTAAAAATAATACGAAAAGAAAAAAAGAATTATAATAAACAAAAATAATATGAATAATATGAAAGAGACAGAAGTTACAAAAGTTGAATATTTAATGACTTTGAATGATAGGATAATTGTACAACGTTTTTTTAACGTAAGAAATTTTAATATTGATAACAGGAACTCAATAGAGTTTAATCAATTAATGACATCAATTGTTGAGACGATTAAATATGATTTAAAGATGAAAACTGTTGTTTATATGATGGATAACCAACACATTATAGGGTTAAATCCTGAAATATTAAATACATCGATGACAGATAGTAGTGAATTTTTCAATATCTATATTAAAATAGAAAATCGGACAATTTGTCATAGACAATTTGACGCAAAACAATATCCACCTAAAATAAGATACACAGTAGACCTACGTCCTACGATAAAAAACATACTAAATGATTTAACTGACATTTTTTCAGATACTGAATTGACTTTTGATTACCTTGGACTTCCTTTGAACGTATAATATTTATAAAATAATATCGTCAGTATTTGACGATTATACACGGTGTTAAGGTGTTATTAGGTTGAATACAAAAACAATTAGAATATTATGTCAAGTAAGAAGAATTTTGAATATTTAGGAAATAGTTTCCAGTTACAATTATTAAATCAAATAATATTAGATAAGGAATATGCTCGTTCAATTATTGATGTAATTGAACAAACATATTTCGAAAATAAATACTATAAAATCATCATTCAGATGATTAAGGAGTATTACAAAAAATATGAACATACGCCATCATTTGAAACACTTGAACAAATTACAAAATCAGAAATACATCAGGAATTAGCATCTAAGATAGTTATAGACACAATTACTAAGATAAAAGATGTGTCGTTAGATGGTGCTCAGTTTGTACAAGATAAGTCTCTTAAATTCTGTAAACAACAGGAATTACAGAAGGCTATTAATAAGGCTCAAAAGATAATTGATGATGGTGAATTTGAGAATTATGATAAACTTGAGGGTCTTGTTAGAGAAGCATTACAAATTGGTGAGAGACAGGATGGTGCAAATGACGTTTTTTCAAATTTAGAAGCTGTTTTAGACGATGATTATCGTTGTCCAATACCAATAGGTATTCCCGGTATAGATAATCTATTAAAGGGGGGTATGGCTAAAGGTGAAATTGGTGTTATATTGGCTCCGACTGGTGTAGGAAAAACCACCATATTAACTAAGATATCTAATAATGCATTTAATTTAGGGCATAATGTTCTTCAAATATTTTTTGAAGATAATCCAAAGATAATCCAAAGAAAACATTTTACAATATGGACAAAGATTGCTCCGGATGAATTATCTAATCATAAAGAAGAAGTATTAAATAAAATCAAGGAAATTCGTGAGACAATACCAAATAAATTAATACTTCAAAAATTACCATCAGATTCGGTAACAATGTTACAAATAAAAAATATCATTAGAAAAATGATTGCTGAGGGTACAAAAATTGATATGGTTGTATTAGATTATATTGATTGCGTTGTTCCAGATAAAAACTTAGGCGATGAATGGAAGAGTGAAGGTTCAGTAATGAGAGGTTTTGAATCTATGTGTCATGAATTAGATATTGTTGGATGGTGTGCAACACAAGGTAACCGTTCAAGTATTTCATCTGAAGTAGTTACAACTGACCAAATGGGGGGTTCAATTAAGAAAGCACAAGTAGGTCACGTTATTATCTCAATAGCTAAAAGTTTACAACAAAAAGAGTTAAAATTGGCAAATATTGCAATAACGAAGTCACGAATAGGTAGTGATGGTATTGTTTTTGAAAATTGTAAATTTGACAACGAGATGATTGAAATAGATACTGAAAGTTCTGCAACGTTTCTTGGAATAGAGGAAAAGAAAGAAGAAGTCAATAAGAATAGGGTGAGAGAATTATTAGATAAGAGAAAAGAAAAAACAAATTAAAATGAAAAAAGAATTAATATTAGAAAGTAATCCGGACAGGTTTGTCATATTTCCTATACAACATAATGATATATGGGAATATTATAAAATGCATCAAGCGGCATTTTGGACGGCAGAAGAAATTGATTTAACAAATGATATTAGAGATTGGGAAACATTATCTGATAATGAAAGGTATTTTATTAAGAATATCCTATCTTTCTTTGCAGCTTCTGATGGTATTGTTAATGAAAATTTGGCAGAGAATTTTTATACTGAAGTGCAATACCCCGAAGCAAAGTTCTTCTACGGATTTCAACTTATGATGGAAAATATACATTCTTTAATGTATTCTCTATTAATAGATACTTATATTACAGAACCATCTGAAAAAGATGAGTGTTTCCATGCAATTGATAAATTACCAGCAGTCGCTAAAAAAGCTAAATGGGCTTTAGATTGGATTGAAAAAGCATCTTTCCAAGAAAGATTGATAGCTTTTGCGGCTGTTGAAGGTATTTTCTTTTCTGGTTCATTTTGTTCAATATTCTGGTTAAAATCAAGGGGTATTATGCAGGGCTTATGCAATGCGAATGCTTTGATATTTAAAGATGAAAATTTACATTGTGATTTTGCAATACATTTGTTAAATAACCATGTAAAAAATAGACCATCTGAAGCCAGAATAAAAGAAATTTTATTATCAGCTCTTGAAATTGAAAAAGAATTTATTACAGAATCTTTACCAGTTTCATTAATAGGTATGAATTCTAATTTAATGAAACAATATCTTGAGTTTGTTGTTGATGGTTTATTGGTTAAGTTAAATTGTGGTAAAGTATTTAATGTTGAACAACCATTTAAATTTATGGAACAAATTGCTGTCGAAACAAAAGGGAATTTCTTTGAATCAAGAACAGTTGAATACCAAAAAGCAAAATTGAATGAAACACTATCATTTACGGATGATTTTTAAAAAAAATAAAAAAATATGATGTCATTAAAAATACAAAAAAGAAAAGGTGATGAGGTGTCTTTTAATCCTCAAAAAATTTACAATCGAATAAAAAGAGCTTCTAAAGGATTTAATGTTAATTCTGATGAGATTTTTATAAAAGTAATAACTTCAGTACCAACTGAAGGAATTATTACAACTAAGGAACTTGATAAATTAATTTATGAAATTGCCGCGGCATATACAGGAAGTCATCATGATTATTCAAGATTAGCATCTTCTGTTGCAATATCATCATACCATAAAGAAACTAATGATAGTTTTTCAGAAACAATGAAGATTCTTTATAACGAGGGTGTTGTAAATGAAGAATTAATTAAAATGATTGATGAATATGGTGCATCAAATATAGATAATGTTATTAATCACGAAAATGATTATAATTTTGATTATTTTGCTTGGCGTTCATTGCAAGAAATGTATTTGTTAAAACTACCAAATGGTAAAACAATTGAACGTCCACAACATATGTATATGAGAATTGCGTTGTGGGTAACAAAATCTTTTGATGATGCGATAAATTATTATATATCATTATCGAACCAGTTAATATCTCCAGCAACACCAATTATAATTAATTCTGGTACAATAGTACCCCAATTAGCATCATGTGTTTTACATTATAATGATGGTGATTCAAGAACAGGTTTATTAAATACACTTACTGATATATCAACATATTCATCCGATGCGGCTGGAATTGGGTTATGTATGTCAAATCAACGCAGTAAAGAAAGTAGAATATCAACATCAGGTGGCTTTGCCGGTGGTTTGTTAAAATATCTTAAAATAGTAAATGAATCTTTAAGATTTTTTAATCAACAAGGTCGTAGACCCGGAAGTGCAGCTATTTACATGGAACCGTGGCACAAAGATATATTTGATTTATTAGAAATTAAAAAAAATACTGGTGCTGAAGAATTACGTGCTAGAGATTTATTCACAGCTTTATGGATACCAGATAATTTCATGAATGCTGTTAAAAATAATGAAGATTGGTATTTATTTTGCCCTAATGATATTAAAAAAGCCGGTATAAAAGCATTACAAGAATGTTATGGCGAAGAATATGAAGAAAATTATAATAAGGCAGTTTTACTTGGTTTAGGTAAAAAAGTTAAAGCACAGAGTATATGGAATAAAATTATTGAATCACAAATTGAAACAGGCGTTCCATATTTAGCATCAAAAGATAGTGCTAATAAAAAAAGTAATCATCAAAATATTGGTACTATCAAACAATCTAATTTATGTATTGAGATATTCCAATATACCGATGAAGTAACAACAGCTATTTGTACATTATCATCTCTTGTTTTAAAGAATTTTATAAAAGATGGTAGTTTTAATTTTAATCTATTATATACTGAGGTTAGAAAGATAGTTAAAGCATTGAATAAAGTAATTGATATTAATTCATATTCAACTGAAAAGGGTAAAAAAGGTGGGTTAGAACAACGTGCAATAGCTATTGGTACTCAAGGATTAGCTGATGTATTTTACATATTAGATTACATTTTCACTTCAGATGAAGCAAAAGAATTAAATAAAAAAATATTTGAAACAATTTATTTTGCAGCTATTACAGAGAGTAATAGTTTATGTAAAAACGGTGAATATACCCCATATACATATTTTGAAGGTTCACCAATGTCAAACGGTGTATTCCAATTTGATATGTGGGGATTAAAAGAAACGGAATTATCAGGATTATGGGATTGGTCATTATTAAAAGAAAATGTGAAAAAATATGGTGTTTGTAATAGTTTATTTACAGCACAAATGCCAGTAGCATCATCAGCTAAGATAACAGGTTCATTTGAAATGACAGAACCGGCACATTCAGCTTTGTTTAATAGACGTGTTGTAGGAGGGGAAATTTTAATAGTAAATAAATATTTAATTGACGATTTCGCTAAATTAGGTATTTGGGGTGAAGGATTAAAAAATGAGATAATTGTAAATGAAGGTTCAATTCAAAATATTAATTTCAATAATTATTTAGACCCAGAAGAAAAGAATTATATGAAAAAAGTTAAAAGACTTGAATTTTTAATTAAAAAATATAAAACAATTTGGGAGATTTCACAAAAAGAGTTGATTAATATGGCAGCTGATAGAGCACCATTTATTGACCAATCACAATCAATGAATATTTATATGGTTGACCCAAGATTATCTAAAATAACGTCAGCACATTTTTATGCTTGGGAAAAAGGGTTAAAAACATTATCATATTACGTGAGAACAAAAGCAATATCAACAGGTGCCAAACATCTTGCAGTAGATATGTCACAATTTAGTAAATCAGAACCTAAACCAATAGTTGAATTCACAAATGTGGGTTTACCAGAAAAACCAAAAGATAGTCCATTTGATTGTTTTGGTTGTTCTAGTTAATAAAATCAGGGATAATTTCCCTGATTTTTTTTATATTAACCCTTTAAAGAAAAATTGTTATATGTATATTTATGTAATATGGCATACGGAGTAACATACGGGATAAATTTTCCATTTCAAGATTCACTTGATGGTAAATATTTAAATTTATCTAATACAACAACTGAAGATATTAGAAGTTCATTAATACATCTTCTTTTAACAAGAAAGGGTTCTAGGTATTTTTTACCAGAATTCGGTACAAGATTATATGAATATATTTTTGAACCTTTAGATGGACCTACTTTTGCAGAAATTGAAGCCGATATTAGAGAATCTGTTGAACTCTATATTCCGGGTATTACAATTACAAATATTCAAATAACAGATGCATCAATGGGGGAAGAATCTAAAGGAACTTTTGTTAATAGTGATGGCAAAAAAGAATTTGTAGTACCAGATATAGCACAAAAAGAACATACAGCAAAAATAAAAATAGAATACTTATTAACAAATGAGGCTTTTGCATCAAAAGATTTTGTAATTATAAATATATAATTTTATGGCAAATAAAAAAATATCATATACAACTAGAGATTTCCAATCGATTAGAACGGAATTAATTAACTTTACTAAAACATATTATCCTAATTTAGTTGATAATTTTAATGACGCATCAATATATTCATTATTATTAGATTTAAATGCCGCGGTAACTGATAATTTACAATATAATATTGATAGGAGTATTCAAGAAACTGTTTTACAATTCGCACAACAACGTTCTTCAATATATAATATTGCAAGAACATATGGGTTAAAAATACCGGGACAAAGACCATCAGTATCTTTGGTTGATTTTTCAATAACAGTACCAGCATATGGTGATAAGGAGGATATTAGATATTGTGGTATTTTAAGAAGAGGTTCACAAATCAATGGTGCCGGTCAAACATTTGAAACTGTATATGATATTGATTTTTCATCGCCATATAATAATCAAGGGTTTCCAAACAGGTTAAAAATACCTAATTTTGATGCCAATAATAAATTAATTAATTATACAATTGTTAAACGTGAAACAGTTGTCAATGGGGTTACAAAAGTATTTAAACGTACAATTACAGGTAGCGATATTAGACCATTTCTTGAGGTATTTTTACCTGAAAAGAATGTATTAGGTGTAACAAGTGTATTATTAAAAGATGGTACACAATATGCTAATGTACCGTCAGTGCAAGAATTTTTAGGTGTTGAAAATAAATGGTATGAGGTTGATGCTTTAGTGCAAGATAGAGTTTTTATTGAAGACCCAACAAAAGTATCTGACCAACCGGGAATTAAAGTTGGTAAATATATTATTACAAACAATAGATTTATAACAGAATATACACCAGAAAACTTCTTAAAAATAACTTTTGGTGGAGGTTCACAATCAGCCGATGAACAATTAAGAGAATTTGCAAGAAATGGATATGATTTAAATCTTGAAAAATATTCTAATAATTTTGCTTTAGGTAGTACACTTAAAGCAAACTCAACATTGTTTATACAATATCGTGTTGGTGGTGGCGTTAATACTAACTTAGGCGTTAATGTTATTACACAATTAGGTAATGTATCCTTCTTTGTAAATGGTCCATCAGAATCAGTAAATACAACGGTTATTAACTCATTAAGAGGTACGAATGTTGTTGCAGCAATAGGTGGTGCAGATGCCCCAACTTTAGAGGAAGTAAGAAATTATGTAGCGTTCAACTTTGCATCTCAAAATAGAGCCGTTACAATTAATGATTATGAATCAATTATTAGAAAAATGCCATCAATTTTTGGTGCACCAGCAAAAGTTACAATCGTAGAAGAAAATAATAAAATAAGAGTTAAATTATTATCTTATGATACTTCAGGAGCACTTAGCGAAGTGTTATCAAATACTTTAAAATCAAATTTATCAAATTATTTATCAAATTATAGAATGATAAATGATTATATTTCAATTGAAAGTGCAAATGTCATAGATTTATCATATGATATTTCAGTTGTCTTAGATTCATCACAAAACCAAGGTTCTGTAATATCGGATGTTATTAATACGGTTACAGCATACCATAGCCCAACAGTTAGGAACTTAGGACAGAATGTTAATGTTTCAGAATTAAGAAGACAAATACAAGCACTAAACGGTATTATTAGTATTTCGGATATAAGTATTTTTAATAAAGTGGGGGGTCAATATTCATCATCACAAACATCACAAAGATATTTAGATGCAACAACAAAACAAATCGCATTAGTTGATGATACAGTATTTGCACAACCATCGCAATATTATCAGGTAAGATTCCCAACAAAGGATATTAATATCCGTGTTAAAAATCTTGCAACAGTTAATTTCTCTTAACATTCACATTAGATATTTTATTGTTATATTTTTTTAAAATAGTCTTTAAACTATTTATTAAAAAAAGAAAATTTAATGTCTAATTCATATAGAATAAGAACCGAAATCGGTGTCGATAAGTCAATTCAGGTACAACTTGACCAAGAATACGAATTTTTAGAAATACTTTCACTAAAAATTGAACCAAATGAAATATACACAAGAAACTGTGCGGATTACGGTGTTATTGCAGGTAGAGTATTCGTAAATAATGGATTTGGCCTTCCAAATGCAAAAGTATCTGTTTTTATTCCAATAACAACAATTGATGAATCTGACCCAGTTATTTCTACATTATATCCTTATAAAAATGTAACAGATAAAAATGAGGATGGTTATAAATATAATTTATTACCGTATGTAAAATCACATAGTGGACATGCACCAACAGGTACATTCCCAGACAGAGGTGATGCATTAACGAACCCAACAGTAATTGAAGTTTACGATAAATATTATAAGTTTACAGTACAAACTAATGATAGTGGTGACTATATGATTTTTGGTGTACCAGTTGGTCCACAAACATTAGTTATGAATATTGACCTATCAGATATTGGACAATTTTCATTAACACCACAAGATTTAATTAGAATGGGGAAGGCTACTGAGAATCAGTTTGCTGGTGTTAGTTTTAAATCATCTAACAACCTAGATGAATTACCTCAAATTGTAACAATGAATAAAAATGTTGAGGTTCAGGCATTATGGGGCGAAAATGATATTTGTTCTGTTGGTATTAATCGTGTTGATTTTGATTTATCAGAACAAGGATTTAAAATTGAACCTACAGCCGTGTTTATGGGGTCATTGATTTCATCAAATGATGACCAATTCCTAAAAACAAATTGTAAACCAAAATTAAAGGCAGGTAATTTATGTAACTTAGTAACAGGTCCGGGTCAAATATTAGCAATTAGACAAACAATTAATTATGATATTGCTGGTAGACCAGTATTAGAAGAATTTACACTTGATAATGGGGGAAAAGTTATTGACGAAAATGGTGCATGGTTATTAGATGTACCAATGAATCTTGATTATGTGTATACAAATGAATTTGGTGAACAAGTACTATCTTATGACCCAAATGTTGGTATCCCAACAAAAGCCAAATATAGATTTAAAGTTAAATGGGAACAACCACCAGCGGCATCAGAACCAATTAAAAGAGGTAATTTCTTAGTACCCAACATCAAAGAATATGGTTGGGATGAAAGTATTATTAATACAGACCCATCAATTATTGGTGCAACAAATTATGATGAAGCTAAAGCATCATACGCATTTAGTTTAAATTGGAATGATTATGGCAACACAGGAACAACTGTTGGAAATCAAATGATTCAAGAAGCAATTAATTGTGAGGATAGATTTTATGAAATGAATTATAATAAAATCTATACTGTATCAGAAATGATAACACAATATAGAAAAGGTTATGCAAATAATCGTATTATATCAATAAAAAATATATTGGATGAAGAGTGTGAAAGTGAAAATAATAAATTCCCATCAAACGATGCTAATTATAGATTGGATATAATATTCTTCCTATTTCAGGTTTTAAGTTTTGTATTAATACCTTTATTATATATTTTCTTAATTTCTTATCATATATTATCATTTATATCCAGATATTTGTTATTTCCTTTATTATTATTTTTATCGGGGTATTTTTTTGCAAGTGGTGCAAGTGCATTATTATCAGTTCCACCACATTTTGGTTTAAGTGTTTTAAATTTTGCGTGTGGAATATTATTTTTTGTTTTAGCATTTACATTACCAGCAAAAGTTAAACCTTGGTTTAAAAACTTTAAACTACCTAATCTAACATATCCAGATTGTGAATTGTGTGATTGTAATGCGTTATCAGACCAAGGAGATACAGGTCTACCAAATGTAACACCACCCGGAACGG